ATAGCGGTACATCAGAAGGAACAGACTATCAAGTTGCAAAAGGTACGACATTTAATGATGGCCAATGGCATTTTATAGTTGCTACTTGGGACGGTTCATATTTAAGACTTTACAAGGACGGGGTACCAGATGCTTCACCAGTTGCTTGGAACAAAGCCCCAGTTTATGCTGAAACTAATTATGTTAGGGTAGGGTGCAGGTGTAGTACAGGTAGTAATGCCGTTGCTTTTCAAGGTCAACTAGATGACATCTTCCTTATCAATGGTGTGGCTCTAACGGCAGATGAAATTTTAATGAGATACAATAATTCCTTACAGAATTTTTTATCGACTGCAAATGAAATTTTAGAATACTATGACATCGATGGAGCAACAGAATATGTTAGTCAAAATGGAACTAATGAGTTAATTGTTGTTTGTGGCGGTTATGTACTAAAATCTGTTAATGGTGAACCATGGACAATAATCGGAACAGGTCTAACTCCTAACAAAAAGCCTTCATTTATACAAATAAAATCTGAATTGTATATCTGTAATGGATATGATGATTTAGTTAGATATGATGGTACTGATTTAAAAAAATACACTGAGATTGATCCGATAGATGATCTTCAAGCCTCCGTAACTGGTTTATCATCAGGATCATATAATTATTACTATGTTATAACTGCCATAAATGACGTAGGTGAAACGGAAGGATCAAATGAAGTAACTGTCAATGTCGACAAGGAAAGATCAACTTGGGAGGAGGATACAGAGTATGTTACCCTTACATGGAGTGCTATTGATGAAGCAACTAGGTATCGTATCTATGCCTATGATCAATCGGGATATGAGGTATATTTGGGAGATTCACCCACTAACAGTTACACTGACATTGGGACTGTCAATTGGAATGAATATATCGAAGTCCCGGATGATAACACTACAGCTGCCCCTAAGTTTACTCACATGGAAATATCAGGTAACCGTCTTTGGGGTGTTGGTGATCCTAATAATCCCTATACAGTATATTGGACTGGTGCTGGACAACATCTTGGTTCATTTTCACCATTCTACGGTGGTGGTTCGGTTGATCTCGAAAAGGGCGGTAAGGAAATTCCAAGAGCTATAGTTCACTATAAAACAGGAAAAGGTGATCCTATTACAACCGTGCTATGCTCTTCACCGGAGGGACTTGGAGCTATCTGGCAAATTTCCCTCGATTCAGTAACAGTATCTGATGTAACATTTATTTTACCGACAGTATATAAAGTTGTTGGTTCTATCGGAACTAATTCACCGTCGTCTGTAGTAAAAGCTGGAGACAATATCGGTTTTGCTAATAAAAAGGGTGTATTTTTCTTACGTAATAAACCCCAAATGTTGAATGTTTTATCGACAGATGAAACCTCTCAACCTATCAGGCCGAATTACAGATCATTTAATCAGGCTAAAATTGACGATATTTGTGCGTATTATTACGAAGGTAAAATATTTTTCTCAGCAGCAGAAGGCTCGAAAAATGATATTATTTTTATATATGATCTAGAGCGGAATAATTGGGTTTATAAGTGGGATAAGGGGGTAAAAGCATTCTTGGAATATACTGAGTCAAACACTGCTACAAATGCCTCTCATTTCCTTGCTGTACCTGCGTCAGGTAACAGATTGTGGGAAATAAGTGAAAAGATAGAAAGTGATTTTGGACAACCATTTCTTCAAAGTTATATTTCACCACTTATACCAGTATCTAAGGACAAAACAGATATTATGAAAACTAAGGAGAGTCTCATTGAGCTAGGGAGACAGAAAGGAAATTTAACCTATGAAATTCTTGGCATAGAAGCCGACAAAGGGTTTTCTGTTTTAGGGTCAAGATCAATTATTTCATCGGCAATGTCTAATTCCGGACCATCAACAGATTTGGCATCTGATTTTCTTGCTTCCGATACTAATAATATTCCGACTAATTTTACCCAAGCAACTTCTAAAAAGGCAATCAAAATCAGGAAAAAAGTATATGCCGTTCAACATAAAATCTACACCTCATCCCTAGGAGCGAAATTTACTATATTATCAATTCAAACAAAAGGACGGTTACTCCCCAAAAGGACACCTAGAAGTTGGTTAAAATGACGAAGTATAGTATAATTATTACAGCAAATACTTATTCGTTAGTAATGCCGTCAGTTTTGACGGCTTTTTTAATAATATGAGTGCAGCAAATACAGATAAGTTAAAGAAGTTAAGCCCTAGATGGGTTGGAGCTATAGGTTCGGCTGGTGTTGCAGACGGAACAGTAGAAACTATACCATTATCTTCAACTTCAGGATTACCGACTGATACTGCAGTTGTGGTAACTATAAACAGAGTTGATGTTAGTGGAAATAAAACAACAGGTGGAGTTGATGAAACGGTTATCGGTGTTGTATCAGGTGATAATTTAATTAATTGTATTCGGGGTGTAGAGGGTAATGCTCAAGCTCATGCCGCAGGTCAAGTAGTAGAAGTTTTAGTTACAGCCAGAGGCTGGAATGATTTGGTAGATGCGTTTTTAACAGCTTTTAATCAAGATGGCACTATTAAAGCAGATACGATTTTAACAACTCCAAAAATTAATGATACTTCTTCAGACCATCAATACGTATTAGGCGTCAATGAATTAACCGCTAATAGAGTGGTTACATTACCACTTCTAACTGCCAGTGATGAATTTGTATTTAAAAACCATACTGCAACCCTTGGAAATAAAACCTTAACAACACCAGTTATCGCTTCATTCTATCAGGATGCGGGAAAAACTAAATTAATGACTGTTCCTGATACGGCTAGTGATACTCTGGTAGCTAAAGCGGCGACCCAAACATTGACTAATAAACGAGTAACTAGAAGATGTCCGACTGTTACTCAAGCGGCAGAACCAGCAATAAATACAAATACAACTGATGTCGCCCATATCACTGGATTGGCTCAAAATATAACCTCGATGACAACTAACTTGACTGGTACACCAAATGAGGGAGATACATTAAGGATTGATATTACTGATAACGGGACACCTAGAACAATCAATTGGGGATCAAAATTTGAATCTAGTGATAATGTCTCATTACCGACGACTACTGTTGCAAATGTCCGCTTAGATGTTGGATTTTTCTGGAACTCGGCAACCTCCAAATGGCGGTGTGTCGCAGTTAGTTAAACCTTATGGCACAATTCATAGATTGGGGTAATGGACATGACGGTAGTCCCAATTCTATCTCAGGGACAATAAATACTTATGCAACGATGACAGGGACATCGGGTAGCACTACGGTAACTACTAACCTTTCAGTAGATATTGGTGATTTAATACTTTTAATTCAATCGCAAGGATCAGGTGTTGGTAATTGGGAAGTAGTTCATGTTGTTAGTACTGGTTCAGGTTCTTTTACAGCTGACAGGGCTTTGGTTAATTCGTATGGCACTGGAGCTCAAGCCGTCTTAATACCACAATATACATCAGGGACAATTTCAGAGACATTAACGACTTATTCTTGGGATGGCTCTGTTGGTGGTATCGGAGCTTTAGCTTGCAACGGACCTTTACTATTTAACGGTATTTGGTTCAATACTGGTGGTGATGGCTTCTCATTTTCTTCCTCTGGTGGCCGTTCGGGAGGGGGAACAGGTGGAGGATTTAGAGGTGGTAACGGATATACAGGTAATGGTGATGATGGTCCAGCTAGTCAAGGTGAAGGAACTTCCGGCTATGGCACATATAGCCGATCCGCTAATGGCAATGGTGGAGGGGCAGGTGGTGATGGCACTAATGCTGGCAGCGGAGCAGGCGGTGGTAATGGTACCAATGGCAACGATGGTAATGGAACAGGTAAGGGAACAAAAGGGAGTAGTGCTGGTAATGCTTCCTTGACCAATATGGTATTCGGCGGTGGCGGTGGTGGTGGATCAAAACGTTACAGCTATGCTGCTAGTGGTGGTGGGTCGGGCGGTGGAATTATCCTTCTCTTCGTTAAAGAGCTAGAGGTCTCAAGCTCGGCAACAATTACGGTGAATGGTGGTAAAGGTGGTACAACACCTAATTATGGATCAGCAGGTGGTGGCGGTGCAGGTGGTTCGATATTAATTAAATGCCGATCAGCAGACTTAGGAAGTAATAAAGTTTGGGCTGCCCACGGTGAAGGTGGTTTAGCGGGGGCAAATGGACTCGCTGGCGGTAATGGAGCACTTGGTCGAATTCATTGTGATTATTATTCTTCTGTTACTGGGACTACATACCCTGATTTAGATTCAAAACAAGATTCAACGTTAACAGTTCCA